ATGTAGTGTCCATTTTTCAATAATGTCACCAACTGGTCCTAATACTTGAAAAGTAACATTTTTTTTGTATGTTTCTTGATAACCATCACGACCAGTAGTAGACTCATGGTGAAGTTTTATCCACTCATCTACCGCAGAAGCAGCAGATGGAACTATCGGGTCATAAAGTGTTACCTGTAGTGTTTGCCAACGACCTTTGCCTTTAACATACTTAGTTACATTCATATGTTCCAATACAACCTCATCAAAAGTTATTTGAGGTCTTTGTGCCGTCTTTATAGTATAAGCTGGGATGCCTGTATCACCAAGCTCCATGATAAAACGGTTCTTTAGTTTTGGTTCATATGGTGTATACCATAACTGTTCTGGTTCTATTACTGCCATTATTTTTCTCCTATAATAATAAATATGGATTTTCCTAAAAATTATTCAGGAAAAGCAGCTCCGGTTGGTTGTACTACAAAATCTAATACGATGAATTCGGCAGTTCTTGTAGGTTGAATAAATATCTGACCTACTAACATGTTTCTATCAATCGTTTCTGGTGTGTTGTTTGAATCATCCATCACCACTCTAAAAGCATTTATACCTTGGTTCGCTTGCACTTCTTCCATGTAAGGTTGAACGGTATTTATAAATTGGTTTCTTAGAGTATTTGTATTTTGTTCAAATACAAGGTTTCTTGAAGAACTTGCAACAAATGTTTTTAAGTTAATTAATAATCTTCTTACATTTACTCGGTCAAGAGCAGAAGCTTTCTTCTGTGTTGTTTTCTGTCCAAAGACAGTAACACCTTGTCCAGGAAATGTAGCAATCGGATTGACATTTGATTCATAAAGGTCATCACGATTAGCTTGAGTTAATTTTCTGTATGCCTGAACAGCACTATCAATCCCACCTCTGTTTAAACCAGCAGGAGCAAACCAAGGTTGTCCGATTACATCGTTAAAATGATATACCCCAGCAATCACTACTGATGGTGGGACGTATCTATTAACACCCAAAGAAGCATCTTGGATTTGTACCCAAGGATAGTAAGCAGCAGCGTAACTTGAGTTACGAGCTTCTGTATTTGTTTTAGCAGTAGCTACATTATCTGTTTTTGAAGTATTGTCATAGACTAGAAAACAATCACCTCTATCTTCACAAAGTTGAATAGCATCACCTATAACTACACTATGATTAGCAAGTTGGTCTACAACTCCAGGTAAAATCAATAAGTTAAAATTATATTCGTCTTTATTTGACAATAAACTTATAGCGGTCTTATATCCACCAGTTCCTACAGTAGCAGAACTTACTGACATATTAACACCTTGTGAATTAGTAGAACTTATATTATCATAAAATCCAAATGGATGTATGACCTCTGTACTACCAAAATTACCAGCAGTTTGTTTAGTACCATCCGATACATCACCAAAAGCACCACCGTAACTTCCACTACCAAGTGATGGTAAAGAAGCAGATAAAGCATTATCAGTTAAGTTACCATTTTCATCTAAATAATTTGGTGTTTTTTTACTAAGAGTTTTTACCCTTACATAGTTAGACCTATTTGGAAATTCACCTTCAGGTTGTAAGTAAGCAACTCCATCTTCGGTAGCAACTGTATTTGTTTGATTACCAATTCTTTTTAAAATATAATCAGTAGATTCTGGATCTAATGATAAATTAGCATGTGTTTCAATTATTTTCTTTTTCTTTATGGTATCATTACCTTGTCTAATTAAAAGGGTAAATGTACCTTTAGAATTGTTTTTATTAGATACTTCCCAACGAAAGTTATCAGAACGACCACCAAAACTACCTGAACTAAACTGGTCATTACCAATAGAACTTGTTAATTGTGTAAGTACCTGATCTGTTCCAAGTGAACTAGTATTATTAAATTGTGGTCCGTTACCTAAAGCTTCAAGTGTAAAAACTGATGTGTCTGTTCCGGCAACTCCGGTTACACCAGCAACTGGAGTTCCAAGTGTTATTTTACTTGTACCATCACCTGTTTTACCAAGAACCAAATCAAAAGTTGTTGTTACAGCAGTATCAGCAGTTATCGTAACAACTCCAGCACCATCATGAGTTGCAACTGCATGATCTATATTATCATGAGTAGCTCCAGCACCGTGGTCAGCATTTATAATACCAGCAACTACAGCACCTAAGGCTGAAGCAGCTGCGGTTGCTGACATACCATCAAAGTTTGTATTTTTAATTAGTGCTGTATTATCATCAGCTTGAAAATTATCCTCTGAATCTCCAGCAGCATCTTCAAAAGTTATCGTTTGCACATCACCATCACCAACTTTTAATGTTATGGTAGAAGCATCAGCAACTACATCTGTAATTGTTATGGTAGCTGAAGCAAATACTGCAGTAGTTCCACCTGTCACATCACCACCGACAACTGCGGTAGCCTTATTTAAACCAGGTGTACCAACTCTTACAATCGTAAGAGGACCACCTTGTCGTAAATATTCCTTAGCAGTATGTGAGGTTAAATATTGATGTTTATCCGAACCACTTTCTATTAGTTCTCCAAATAAATTAGTATATTCACTATATGAATTAACTATGGTTGGTTCAAGGATAGGACCCTTTACGGTTGGTCCCACAATAGCTGCCCCAACTGGACCTGGTGTTGCGGGTAAAAAAGATTGGTCTATTTCGTTAGTAAATACACCTGGACTAATAATTTTCTCAGCCATTTAAATTCTCCAAAATTAGGTAAGATTCTATACAATTATTCATATATAAATATTACCTATTTTTGGAAAGATAGAGAAACTTATTTTTATTTTTCTTTTATTTTGTAGGTTCTACTTCTACGGTTGGTGTGAATACACCTGTTTGAGGATCTAACTGACCAGGACCATACTTCTTAGTAATAGACTCTAGTTGTGTTTGTTCTTCTTTTTTAAGACCTTCCAATTCCTCATGAAGTTTAAACTCTTCTTCCTCAACTGCTTCGTTTTGTTTTTCTAAGTTGATTTTAGCAATAGCCAACTGACCAAATCTGTTTGTTATAGCAGCAGATTTGTTTTGTAGTTCAGCTAATGATTTAAGTTCTTCTTCTGTAAATTTAATTTCGGACATTTAAAACCTCTTGTTTAGTTTGTTATAACAATTTATATATATAATTATATAATTTTTTCGGAAAACGATACTTTTTTTGGTGTGTATGCTCTACCCAATTCAGCAGTTTTACCTAATACATTATCAGTAAATTCAGGTATCATATACCCCTTAATGGTCATAGTAAATTCGTTCTTAATCATCCTCTCACCTTGTGATTCCATTTCTATCTCGTTTGATATATCACCATCAAGTGATGAAAGAAAACGATAAGATGTTGGAACACCAAAGTAAGTTTCTAGGTGTTCTATCCAAAGTGAGTTTAAGTCGTTCATCTGTTCAATATAAGATGTCATCATAACTATACTATAGCTACAAGTTACAAAGTCTGGCATACCGGTCTTAACAAACTCTTGAACTGGTTTTTGACCTGTTAAAGCAGCAAACCTATCATACCTATTATTTTTACTCCACCCACTACTTGAACGGACTACTGATATAAACTTACCTTGAACATCATTGTCAAATGACATAGGCATAGCATCATCAAATCCAACGGATGTTCTTTTTATTACCATAATAGGTAAGATTATAGCACCACCCTTATCTCGTAAAGCACCTCTTGCTTTAACAGACTTCCATCTTTCCTCATTACCATACAATACAGGAACAGAGATTACCTCGTTTTGTTCCCTTACCTTTGGTTTCATAATATTTCGGATATGTTTGATAACTGCTGTATCTATTTCCTTTAAACCAATAGAGAATCCCTTACCAGCATTAGTACCACCAGGTTTCTTGATGACAACCTTAGAGTTTCCTTTCTCACTCCTTATACTAGTTTGTGATTCTCGATTTACGGAAGATGCATTTGGAGCATCTTCGTTTGTTATTGGTTTAATTGCCACGGCGTAGTTTCCTCAGTTTATCTAATTTACTTTTAGAATCATTTTTATATGTTTCTGATTTTAATCCTTTGGTTGATACCTTATCAATAGCTATTTGTTTTTCAATAGGAACATCTACAGCACCTAATGTGATATTATCTTTCTCCCCATATACGCTACCTTGTTTTAACAAGCCTATTATCTCATCAAACCTATCATCTCTTGGTTCTTGGTAGATATTTTCACTATCACTATCATAATTTTCCACAAAGTCAAGTTCTTTTTCAACCTTAACCAC